ACCTTGAGCTCTATTTGGCATTTGAAAAGAAGCGGAATATATATCAACTATATACGCGTATTGATATTTAATCTTATCTATAGCCGCAGTTTTACCGTAAGACTGATCTCCTGGTGTGTAAGTATTATAGGTTGCGCTAACTGTTTCTGATCCATCATACCTAGGTAAAAGAGATCTTTGTAAGTTATAATTATAGTCTTGAACTTGAGCAAAAGGATTATTTGGATTTATGTAAGCCGCGTATGCATTAGTATTTAGTGCATTCAAAGAATATGTTACTGCTCCGTAGTTTACTGGTTTTAGCTGATTAGAATTATAATCTAAATCTATAAGATTCTGAGATTTAACAGAGGAGCTCACATTTTGATAAAGTGCTCCGTAGTTGTATACTTCAACAGCTCCGGTAATATGGCTAATATAGTCTCCCTGCTGCATTGCAAGTCCGTCAGTAGCCACTATAATAGAGCCGCTGTATTCTCCTGTGTATAGTTCTTGATTTTGAGAACTAGAATAAGAAGCTAGACCTAGAGGTGTAATCACAAAACCAGACCAGGCTGTGGAACCTGTTATTGCACCACCAGCATCAGCTGAGATTTCAACCATATCTATAGACTGGCTGTAATCGTTAAATGTTATTGTGGGCTCGTGTCTAGGGTATTTATTTCTTTCATACATGTGAGATTTAATAATAATACCCGTAGAAACATTTGCTCTAGCTGGCACAAATGTTTTAATCGTCTTAAATAAAGAGTTATTATAAAACTTCAGAAGACGAATGTATTCCCAAATGCTATTAGGTTGTGTATAGCTTGCAAAATATGCATTACTAGCGCTAACTAGAGGAGTGTAAGAAGAGGAATACATGTAGCCAGGAGATCCTATCAATTGGTCTATACTAAACAATCCCTGACTAGAGCTTATATTAGCATTAATAACATCAGCTGGTGAGAATCCGACCTCTACACTTGTGTTGTTAAGTCTAGTATTTCCTTCGTAATATTGTATTGTAGTATAAGGGGAAAGTAGAGAGGAGGAAAGAGTTTGACTTCCTGTTACTATATTAACTTTATACTCTGATGTGTTTAGATCTAATATACCATCAAGAGATCCAGTGTAGTTTCCACCAAATTCTCTAATGGTTAAAATCTCTTCAGGTAAACCGTAAGTTGCAACTAGGGCTTTAACGCCTCTAAGACTGCCTTTAGTTTTTAACAGGTAAGGCAGGTTATGATAGAGTCTTTTATATAACTCATCCTGAATAGTTTCAGCTGGCAGAGTTGTTAAACTTGAAGTAACATAATTTGTAATGATTTCTGATCCTGTAGGAGGCAATAAACTTCCATCAGGATTTATACCAAATAGTGTATAATAAAGATTATCTGATACGTTGGTATTTGTAAAGAGTTTAAATCCTAAACCTTGTAAAGCATCAGAAACAAGATCCAAAGATATTCCTGTATTAGGATTATTTGTGGCATTGAATCTATTTGTTACATCCTTATAGTAGATCCAAATATTATCAAAATGCTGACCTATCATGTCCAAGAACGTGATATAAGGCGCATTTGCAGGATCGTCTAAAAGATATTGAGGTATTGAGTTGTGTAACAGATCCTTGTTTGTAGCATCATAATAAGATGCCGACCAAAGCAGGGATTGGGTTACTCCGGTAGGAACCGTATTAATTCCACCTAAAAAGCTTTGAGCTTGAGAAGATGTAGTTGAGTATAGTTGATAAGGCTGAGTAGATGTGGATTTTGGCCATGCCCAACTAGCGGATTCAAAATATAGATAATACTCATAAGTATCAAAATTCTTTATGATATTGTCTATTTTAGTCTGCTCCACTAAAGAAGAGCTTGCGGCAATAGTCACATTACCGCTGCCTCCAGAAATACTAGATTGTTGGGCTATGTTAGCATTTGCAGCTTCTATTAACTGTAGTTTATAAACAAAATTGTTTACTCGTTCTATAGCGCTAGAAAAGTGTACAAAATTTTTAAAGTCAGAATAGTCAACATTTATTTGAACTGCTTTATCTTGATAATAAGAAAGTAGTTTTTGAAATGAAGAGGTTACTGGACTTGTTAGTAGATTATTGTAGTTATAGTAAGGAGTGGTTTGGCCGTTTTTAGTATTAAGAACCACATTAAAATTTGGTCCTTTTAAACGGTTTTGCTCACCTATAAGCTCAGACTCAACCTGTATGTTAATATTAAAGCTAACAGAATCCGCAACCTTATCTACTAACCAAAGCTGGCTTTTTAAATCAAATTCTGCTGGAAGTGCTTCATATAATTTTATAAGCAGATATCCGCCCTCTTCATCTTGGATAAAGGCCACATTATTTGCGGCTATGGTTTGGTTATTACCAAAATTAAGATAAAATATCGGATAGTAATTCTTAGTTGCAATATAGGCTTGATAGGCATTAAAACCATCTCTTATTGCGATATCACTAAGAGTTTGAGAAGCTAATTTAAGTTCTGTTCTTGATGTGGATATCTCTTTAATCCAATAAAATCTACCAAAAGAGGAATTAAAAAGCCTTTTGTAAAAATTATATTGGATATTTAAATTACCACGATTGAATCCTCTATTTTTAACGTCCTTTTCTGGATCTAAAACTAGATTTGAATAGGTGTTATTTTTAGGGTTGTTTGTTAATGTAGGATAGTAATCAAACGCATCGTAATCCCTTTCTAAAAGTTCACCTGTTTCTCCGTAAATATATAGCTCTAAATAATCATCAGCAGCACCAAAGGCACTGTTTATAAAGTTGGAATTAACTAAAAGCCTATCCTTTAAGTCTAGATCTTTTGGTTGATTTCCTGGACCTGTATAAACTACGTTTACTAATTCCATTATACAAGATTGTTAATGCTAGTGAAGTTCTGATTAAGATCTAAAAGTTGTTGACGAAGAGAATTAATTTCCTCAATCAACGCTTGTTTTTCAGCGTCTAATACTGATCCACCAAGATACTCTTGGCTTCTATTTACCAGATATTGATGAGAGTTAATTGATCCAGAAACTGGGATGTCAAAAAATAGTTGATCATAGTATTGAAAAAACTGATCAACAGTAACAGTAGTTGGTGTGGCTTCTACAGCGGGAGTTACTAATTCTGTAAAATTAGTGTCTACAGCTTTTGTGTATGTATTAACTCCGTAGATTTGTTTAACTAACTGTACGTTTGTTGCCATTACTTAACTACTTTAAAAATTAAGTTATTATCTAAATCAACAATCTCCCCGTCTTGAAGCTGGGTTTTAATTAGAATTTTATAATATCTTTCTGGCTCTAATCCATTAAGATATGCTGTGAAATAACTACTAGTTCCATCACAACTGATCTTGGTATAGTTAGTATCAAAGTCTACCACCATATCATCGGTCTTTGAATCTTGAATTGCCCAATAAGATGTTTGAGGAAGCGCTTTATTTGTAGTATACAAAGAAGCTGTAGTAAATACTCTTACAGGGTATTTATCTCTTGCATTGATTTTAAATCTGTATTTTTCTGTACCGTATTTAAACTCTGCCATATTATTGGCAATAGTAACCACAGTATTAGAATTGTTAACTACAGCAAGACTTCCAGTAGTGTAAATACTATCATCCCAACGAATCTCAAGAGAGGGTGGATATATTGTGTGAGTATCTACAGAGAAAAAGCTAAGATTAATATAGCTATTATCGTTTTGCTCTATAGAATCTGGAAGTTTTACAATGAATCCATTATTGGCTTGTGAACCACTAAACCATCTATCAACTATCGCGGTAACATCAACATTTATGTCTTTGTTATCAGCATATCCAAATGATTGTGTTACAAAGCTTCCTGACCAGGAACCTCCACCAGGTGTGAGATAGTAACTACCACTAGCCCATCCATTACTTGCAGTTGCAAATGAGCTAGTATTATACCAACAAACTCCATTTCTTACTTCTGGACTATCGTCAGTTTGACCTGTACCCATTGTCCAAGACTGCGAGACTGCTCTTATTTCTAGGTTATATATCTCGTTAAGATTTTCAGCATTAGCTAAATATAACCTTAGATTTGTTTGCCAAGATCCTGTAGCTAGTACTTTTAATTTGTCAAGATCAGAATTACTAAAAAGTATAAGAGGTCTACGAATATCATCTGAGAGCTGTGGCTCTGTGGGTACAGGATCTACAAAAAAATTTGTAGGATTTCCTGAATTCTTTACACCTACATCAAGCACTTCATCAAGTCCAGTATTTTGTGCTGGATACTTAGAGTAGAGCGTTGCGTCAGCTGATCCGAATATTTTATATACTGCCATGGTCTTATAAGGTTACCACACGACCTTGTATGTCGGTGTTAGGATATTTAACTTCGAATATAGAAGGATCAAGAGAAGGATAAATAACCCCATTTAGTGTACCAGCAGAAATATCATAAGAGTACTTTGAATATCCGCTAGCCTCATCAGATTTGTTTATAATATTTACTGTTTTAACAGTTTGTACACCTTCAACTTGATCTAGTATTGTATAAACATCACCTAAAATTATAGGCTCATTAATCTGCCATTTGTCTATAGAGAAGAAATCTTGCAGAGCTAAAATACATCTAGCAATAACATCTTGACTCGTATAGTTTGGTCTAATAATAATTTCAAAATTACAACCAATGTTTATAATAAATGCTGTTTTAATGTTAATAGCATCAGTTAACATTCTATACTCTTTCAAATAGGTTTGAATGTTTGTTAAGAGAGCCGGTGAAGGAGAAGCTAGAGTTCCATCGTTGTTTTGTCCTAAAACGTAAAGACTAACAAGAAGCTGATCATTTTGATTTGCATTTCCATTAGTTTGCATATTTGCATGGAAAGTGCTCTGGTCTTTTGTTACAAAAGCTTTAGCTACTTTTCCGTATTCAGCAGGCATGCTGAGTGTTCTAGCCATGTAGTCTTCTTGAGTAACTATTCTAAGCTGTGTTGCAAACTCATTAGCCGTGTTTTCTCTCAACTCATTAATAGTATCACCATCTCCACCACCTCTTGCAGGTTCTGGATTATTAACTATAAGTGTGTTTGTTTTATCTTTTG